CTGTCATTCCATTTCTCTTTGTACCATGTTGACATTTGAGAATATGATCTCCTGACTGGATTTCTCCATATTGTAGTTACTCTGACATCAAATTCACTCTCAAGTCTAGGTGCAATCTGTTTTAAAAAGTATGCAGGTAAATCTCCGTTACTATTTGAGAAATCGCTGACACCTTTATGACTCTTAACAATATGTGATTTAATATAATCAACATACCAGTCTAAAGTCGTATTTTTTATAACAAAATCTAATCCCCTTTTTTTATGAACCGTGTGCCAGTAAAAATTTGCATGCACAGGTTTGTATTCCTTCTCATACAAATAATACAGCACATTACACTCTGTAGTATGCTCTCTATTTGGGCATATCGCATATCCAACGTCTGAAAGTGTGTCGCAAAGTGGTTTGGTCGCAGACCATCCTACTCCAGCATTTATGTGCAATACGGGTTTCATAAATATCATGCATCTCATTATATATTGTGAAAATACCATTATTGATATTTGGTGGATGGGGTCATGCTGCATCTACACCATTTTACTACACTCTTGCCTTAGATAATAAGTATTGTCATGGTGGTCATAGAAAGGAGACTGGATACCTAAATGAATTAGAAAATTATGAGTTCTTTGATCAACCCATGTGGACGTATACTAGCGACCCATATGATAGGTTGATGAAATATGAAGACAGCATGCCACCAAAACTTCATGCTTACGCAAAACATGATGAGGAGTTCATAAAAGATTGGATAGCAGAACCACCTAGTATTGATAAGTATATTAATTATTATCAAATTCACTATGAAAATATCAAACATGAGTATAAAGCAGTTGCTGACTTTACTAATGGCAACTCTTGGTTGAGAGAATCATTTCTCGACAAATATGTACCTATATTGAAAAATTTTTTTGATATCAAATGTATATTTGTTGCGAGAGATCCAGTGCGTAGGTCATATTCTGATTTTAGTGCAAAATTCACTAATAACTGTCCTAGTGGAAGATGGTATAATAAGGGTGAGATATATCCTGGCAATAAAATGGACAATACCTATGATTCTTTAGGAGAGTTATTCAAAGGTGAGTTACATAAGACTTGCACTAGGTTCTATGTTGAATTTTATAAAAAATTTAGCAAATACTTCCCAACTCTTCAAATTGTGATGGAAGATTTTTGGGAACCAAGTAAGTTTGCTAAACAAACAGAAAGGTTGTCAAACTTTTTAGATTATCCAATCACACAAATACATGAGAATGCATTTTGGCCTGAAGCAGGTGAAAACGCACCTAAATATGATTTCCTGAAAGATCAATGGGGATCTGTAAAGGAACCACTAACAGAGGAGTTATACGATTATGGTAGAGAACAATTGGATTCAGTATATTCTCAATGGGAAGACGAGTTTGGATCTTTGCCTAGTTCTTGGGGTAAACATATATGATAGGGTTTAGCGAGGGGTTTCATGACGCTGCAATTGCGGTTGTTCATAAAAATACTATTAGTTACGCTGCACATTCTGAAAGATATTCAAAAAAGAAGCATGATAAAAAATTGGACTTAAGTGCAGTTACTATGGCAAGGGGGTTGAACATACATGATGATATTGTAGCATTTTACGAAAACCCGTTGATAAAAAGAACTAGACAATTATATGCAGGACAAAAAGCGTGGAGAGGAGATAGAGAGTTGTCTTTACAACCAAACGTCTATATGCAGCATCATAAATCACACGCTGCTGCTGCATTTCAAACATCCAACTTTGAACATGCTGCGTGTGTGGTAGTAGATAGCATTGGTGAATGGGATTGTTCCTCGGTGTGGACTGCTAATATGGTAAAAGGATCCGCAGTATATAAAAAAGTATGGTCTAGAAGGTATCCTAAGTCTATAGGACTTTGGTATAGTGCGTTGACTAAATGGGCAGGATTAAGACCATTAGATGAAGAATATATTTTTATGGGAATGGCAGCCTTCGGAAAACCTAGTTATACTAAGGAGTTACAGGCATTACTTTCTAAGAATAATCACAAAGGTATACGTGGACTGGAGGGTGAACCATGTGATGTTGCAAAGAGTGCAGAGATAGTCCTTCAAGAAGAATTGTTTAAAATATTTGATATTGCTAAAACATATAGTAACAATATTTGCTATGGCGGTGGAGTTGCTCTAAACTGTGTTGTAAATACAAAACTAAGGGAAAGGTGCAATCTATGGATTATGCCTAATCCTGGCGACGCTGGAGGTGCTTTAGGTGCGGCTTTACTTGCATACGGTAAAAAGGTTCAGTTTACCCCCTATCTTGGACATAACATCAGGGGTAAAGTGGATCCAGAAGAAGTGGTCGATCATTTACTCAAAAACAAAATCGCTGGTGTTGCAAATGGTCGTGCTGAGTTTGGTCCTAGGGCTCTTGGTAATCGAAGTTTATTGGCGGATCCACGCCAAATTTCAACCAAAGATCTAGTCAACGAAATAAAACAACGTCAGAAGTTTAGACCATTTGCTCCTGCTATACTAGAAGAGCATTGTCAGGAATGGTTTGATATGCCTGAGCATTCAAGGCATATGTCATATGTTTATCAATGTAAGCAGAGTGACCTTATTCCTGCCTGTCTACACGTTGATAACTCTGCTAGAGTACAAACAGTGCCAGAGACATCTGAGAGCGTTCTGAGACCCATATTGGAGTGCTGGTATGAAAAGACAGGAATCCCTGTATTATTGAATACATCTTTGAATGTTCGTGGAAAACCAATGGTAAACAATGTTGAAGATGCAAAATTGTTTTCTAGTAAATATTCAGTTAAGGTTTTTTAATGAAAATACTGTTTCATGGATGCTCAATTACTTGGGGTGACGAACTCGAAGATCGTGAAAATGAAAGATATAGTAAATTAGTCTCTAATCATTTTCTGACTGAAGACTGTAATATCTCTCATTGCGGGAATAGTAACGATAGAATTGTAAGAGAATCCATCGATTATCTAAAAAATAATAAAGTTGATGTTGTGGTATTACAATTTACCGTGCACTCAAGAATGGAGTGGTTTGATAAACAAGGGTTTCCTCATAGGTTTACACCTCAAATTACCTCAACTCATGGAAAACTAAAACTCAAGGGTAATCGCATGGCAGATGAGTTGCGAGAGAGAATGTTTTCTGCTGGTAAATGGTTTTATAGGTTTGTTTATAATGACATTCTTGGTGTTGAAAATATGTGGAAAAATATTTTTCTTTTTGATTCTTACTGCAAGGCAAACAATATTACCTTCATACCTATTCTAGCAGATCATTTTCATGAGGCTATCCGTAGACCAGAAAAGTTTTATCATGAGGCAAATGGAACTGGTTGGTGGAAACCTTTATGTCAAGATATACCAATAACATATATTCATGAGGATATTATAGGTCATAAAAAAGATGGCATAGGAGATCATTACTATGGTGATTACCATGCTAAGGGAAATCATCCTAATGCTCTAGGACATCAAAAAATTGCGGAAAAACTTATTAGGTTGATGGAGACTATATAATCTGTTATAATATTGTTGGATTGCAACCCATTATAGTATGGCTAAAGGATTTAAGGTGGTAACTACCCCACCTAGTACAGACCAAAAGAAAGAAGACTGGTGGTCTGTAGAAAAAGGAAAAGAATTGATCAAAGGTAAGAGTATTGTCTTTTGTTTACCTGGTCGTGGCGTTTCTTATATATTTTTGAAGGCATTTGTGCAACTTTGCTTCGATCTGGTTCAAAGTGGTGCGAGCATTCAAATCTCACAGGATTATAGTTCAATGGTAAACTTTGCACGTTGTAAGTGCTTAGGTGCTAATGTCTTAAGAGGACCAGATCAACTACCATGGGACGGTAAACTTAAGTATGATTATCAACTCTGGATTGATAGTGATATTGTTTTCAACCTAGAAAATTTTTATCGCATTGTTTGTATGGACAAAGATATCGCTGCTGGTTGGTATGCAACTGAAGATGGCAAGACAACATCTGTTGCACATTGGTTAGAAGAAGATGATTTCAAGGAAAATGGCGGAGTCATGAATCATGAGATGGTTGATGGTATTCAAAAACGCAGAAAACCATTTACAGTTGATTACACTGGGTTTGGTTGGTTATTAATTAAAAAAGGAGTATTCGAGCATAAAGAAATGACTTATCCTTGGTTCGCACCTCAAATGCAGGTTTTTGAATCTGGAGAAGTTCAAGACATGTGTGGTGAAGACGTATCTTTTTGTTTAGATGCTATCAAGGCGGGATTTGAAATTTGGTGTGACCCTCAATGCCGTGTTGGTCATGAGAAAACAAGAATTATATAGATACCTGTAAAGAATGTTTACATTGTATGGAAAAGTATGATATATATGTTGAGGGAGTAAAAGAATTCTCTTCTATTAATGAAGAGGAAATGCTTGACATTACTCAAGCACTTGCCGACGAGTTTTATAACTCAGGTTACCCTCATCCCGACGAAATAGAAATTAAATACCTGGGAACCGACGACCAGGATTCCGACTGACTATCAGGCGACGGAGCATCCTAATTGACCTTCTCGACAGAGGAGGTCTTTTTTTGCCTCTAAATAGATAAATATACCGAGATTGTAAACGTCAAGTGCCTGTCCAACGTTTTTCGCAAGGTTTTAAAGACATATCTTTGTCTTTCAAACGTCATCCAGTTACAAATGATATACTTGCATTGAAAAATGAGGATGCAATAAAACGTTCTGTCCAAAATTTGATAAGAATACAATTAGGAGAGGTATTTTTTAATAATTTGTTAGGTACTAGAATAACTGGTGCGTTATTTGAACTTGCCAACGATGATTTTGTTGATCCTATAGTAACAGAAATAGAAACTACGATAACAAACAACGAACCTAGAGTGGAATTAACTGATGTTGATGTTCAATCACAACCTGATAATAATTCTTTAGATATTAGGATA